GCCTGTTGCGACGATGGAATTGGATTTTCAGCTTCCCTACAATCCGATAGGGTATCAGTTGAAGATAACTGTAGCGGGTCTTTCTCAGGGTGCGACCATGAATTTGACAGTTAAGGGATATAGAGAATCTGTATCTGATGATGACATAGATACTGACCCTGAGAAAGTCGAAGACACTGAGATTGTAACTTTCACCTCAAACACTTCTCAGATGACGAGCAAGAAATTTATCAGTGTTTCTGAGATAACCAGTGATTATGTAACGAATGGAAGCATAACGATAAATCTTGTCCCGCCTGAAATTATTTCCGACCTGACTGCTGCAATAGCATGTGAAAGGATAATGCGGGTAAAGTTTTCCCAGAGTGTTCCGAATGCTTCGGCTATTGCAGATACTTTGTCTCAACAGGTAAAAGACATGATAAAAGAATTTGTAACTGGTCAGGCGGGGTTAGGGCATTTTGAGACTCTAAGTAGTGAGAAGTCAGCAATCAGAACAGGGGAATTATTTCGATGAAGCTAAAAATAACTTTCAATCCTCAGTCATTGATCCAAGATTTGCATAGCATCAATCTGAGTGAAGTTAGTAGACGGGCGTTAGGAGAAGTCGGTGAAATGTTAGTTGCATCGACGCATAGGGGTTTTCAAGAAGAGAAGGCTCCTGATGGAACCCCCTGGGCTCCGAACTCTCCTGTAACGATAGCTCGAAAAGGACATGGTAGGGTATTGTTTCATACTGGCAGACTGATAGGTAGTATTCAAGTTGTAGCCCTAACTGATAGGTATGTCAAAGTTGGTCCGGCTACACCTGATGAGCAAAGGAAGGCAATCAAGCATCAGCTCGAGGGTGTTGTACCTGCAGGTGGAGGCAGCCCGATAAAGCGTCCTATGCTCGGGATTAGTAAGTACAGAAAAGACTTAGAAAATGCCCAGAAGATTATTGAAAAGATTTTTCAGGAGGCATTGAAATGAGTATTGTAATTCTAACAGAAGAACAAGCTGCTGCTGTGGAATATTATGTTGAGTTCATAAAAAAGATGAAAGAAGTCTTTCTTGCTAACCGAAGCATACTCAAAGCTGGGGACCGGGCAGTTAATGAGAATGTTTTTATTGGTTTAGGTCGAGCTGTTCCGACCTTGCCTGCGATAAGGATCAATGGAGATAAGCATGCAGAAGAATATTTAACCTTTGGAAGCAGAGAAAACACCATCACTTTCACTGTAGGAATAGAGATAAGCAACGAATGGGCTGATAGTGAAGCAAATGAACTATACATTCATCAGTTGGGTGATAGGCTTCTCGAAGTTATCAGAAAGAATGAAGACTTTAAGAGTATTGTCAGGCAGATTGAGCGGATAGATGTATCTTATAGTGTAGTCACGACTGATGTCGGGGGATTTGTCAGGGTTGGTAGTGTGTACTTAACAGTTGTTAAGGATGTTTCTTTCTAATATGCCAACAAGTTCGCGAGACGAATAAGTTGGCAAAAAAAAATACATGTCCTATATGGACAGAATTGGAGGAATCACTTTTTTTTTATTAGTTTGCACGAAAACTTTGATTATCCAAAAAACCGTTTCAGCCCGGCTAACCACCGGGCTTATAAAATATGAAAATATGGGGGGCGATGTTTATGAATGAAGAAATTATAAAACAACTTGCGGATGATATTGCTGGGAAAATCGATGAAATAGGAGTACTTCCAGATGGGAGTAGTTTTGCAATAATGAGTATGCCACTTCCAAAAGACCACTGGATTTATGAAACAGATGAATATGGGTACATTGGAGAGCCGCCTATGCCACAGCGTATGGGATATGCCATAAAAGCTTCTACATCATGTGGCAAAAACATGGATTTCGACCCTGATGCGATGTGTCAAAATCTAATTATTGGAATGTTAGGTTATTGGACACCGAACGGATTGTAACATATCGAATAAGTATTTTGATTATCTAATCATGCGCTTTACCAGAGTACGTTACACTGTAACGTACAGATATTTAGTTGGAGAACAAAATGGCTAAAGCAGGAAAGGGCACAAAAATAAAAGTTGGTTCTGATGATATGGGCGGTTCATCTACATGGGGATTTACGCCTGGTACGACTTCGATTGATATAACCGCTTATCAGGATGGTTATGAACAGATATTGATGCTGTTCAAGAACGGTGCTGGTTCGATTACGGCATTTTATGATGATACAGATGCAGCTCAGAAGGCAATGATTGATGCATGGGATAGTATAATTACTGTGGAACTAAATCTGTATCTTGATGATGTAAATTACTTGTCGTTTAATGCTTATGTAATGGATATGGGATTTTCAACACCTGTCGGTGGGGCTGTGACAGTTACTTTTAATTTTAGAGCCAGTAGCACAATGCTGTTATGTTTGGAGGGGTTAAGAATGTTACAAATGGTTATAGTTGCAAAGGGCGGTGGAGATTTCACATCAATACAGGCTGCTATTGATAGTATTACAGATGCTTCCGAAAGTAAGCCTTACATTGTTTTGGTTGGTCCTGGCATTTACGCTGAAGATATTATTACTAAGGCTTATGTCTATATTCACGGTGTTAATAAGGAAAGTTGTATTCTGCAAACATCAACGGAAAGCATACTTCTGACGGCATCTGATAATAGCGGGATTGAAAATTTAACTAGCATTCGAACTTTCGATTCTTCTGATGCCACAATTTCTATTATAGGAGTATCAAACTTCTTTGTCCGAAATTGCAATATTCTTACACACGCTTCGAGCTACCCGATTTCTATTGGTGGTCCATGTTCAGGGATTCAAATTGTAGATTGCAATATAAGTGGTAATAGTATATATATTATTAGTGCCTCCGGCACAACGGAGGTAGAATTTGTGCGGTGTCATGTGCAAACATTCTATTATGCTATGTATATCGACTATTTTATTTCAGGATCCAACATTCTCAAAATTGTAGATACCGAAATTGAGACTACTTACGTTGGTACGCCTTTTGCTCATGGAATCACACTTCTATCCAATGCAAGCGCAGAGATTACATTACGAAATGTGAAAATCATTTGTGCGGAGGCTTCGGCAAATTCGATATATGCCGATAATGCACGTCAAATCTATGGAAGTAATATTGATGCCAATCGAGAAAAGCATGATAATGTGACTTTGATTGGGGATACTTTTGGAATCGATGTTCCAAAAGCAAATACCATCACCGTTGCGAAAAGTGGCGGGATGTTTACTACTATCCAGGCGGCGATAGATTCTGTTAATCCAATCGTGCATAGCGGTACAGCGCAAGCGGGCGCGGCGGCTACAATTACGCTTGCGACTACGGCTTCGGCAGTGGATGATTATTACAACGGAATGAAGGTGCGATTGACCGGTGGGACTGGAAGCGGGCAAATTCGGACGATTATTGATTATGTCGGAAGCACAAAAGTGGCGACTGTTGATAGCAACTGGACGGTACAACCAATAGCGGGGACGACTTATGCAGTGAAGTCAGTTGTTACGGTGTCAGTTTATCCAGGAAAGTATGATGAAGCGATTATTCTGAAGGATTGTGTGGATATTGTGGCACACAATCCGAAAGGGACAAAAATATTGCAAAGAGTAAGTGAAAATAATGTTCCATGTGATTGCAATACAATGATTACTATTGATGCACAAAGTACACCATATCGAGGGCTGGAAATCCGCAATGCAAATAGTCACATATATTTTAAAGGAGAAATTTTCGGTGGTGAAGAACTGGGTGGAACGACAAGTGCTATATATATGACAGGTGGCAGTTTGTTGGTTGATGGCAATATTATTTCACGACAAGGTATAAGTATATATATGGATTTAGGCACAATTACTGTCATGAACGGATATATTTTGAATACAAATAATGATTTAAATGCACATGGTATTTTGATAGAGGACATTTCTAAAGTAATTTTGAAAAACGTTAAAATCATCTGCACTCATGCAGACGCAAAGGCAATTTATGCCGCAACTGCTAAGAATGTAAAGTGTATGGGCGTCTGGGCAAATCGGGATTTGCATACAAATGTTACTAACCTAATAACTGGCGGTTTTACTTATGATACCGATGTCGAATGATAAAATGCTATCTAAACAAACCAAATAGTCACTAAACTTATTCGAGGTGCTAATAATGATTCAAAAAGATGCTATTCTACTAATATCATGCGGCAATGCATATTACGACCATCAAATTGATTCTTGTGCAATAGTTTTGAAAGATTTTGACTATGAAGAGATAGAACAAGGATTTTTAGCATCATCTTATAAAACAAATAGTGAGTTTGTTGATTGGATGATAACAAATGGGTTCGTGAAAAAACTTGATTTTGTCGAGATAAATTATGACGAACTAGGGCAGTGAATATGCCAGAAATTATGCTAAAATGCTATCTCAACAAACCAGTTGAATACTGTAATGATTTCAATGCTTTAGACATAGACTGGGAATTTGTTTTCAAACATCCTAAGTTTACTGCAAAGGCAAGAGAGCGGCGACGTAAACGAGGTACAAACAAATTCCCTAAAATCTATCGGTTTGTCAGAATACTTTCAGATATTGATATTGAAACTTTGCGAAAATGCCCTGATGTTGACTGGGCTGAAGTTGAGTATAACGATGAACCGCTCTATAATCCGACTGACCCACAAGGACTTGATTACTCATGGACGAAACAAACGCTTACTCATGCGACGAATACAACAGCGTTTGACGTTGAAAAGGGCGATGGAATTATTGTCGGGATAATTGAAAGCGCGGGTAACGGTGCAAATTATACCGATGCCGAACTTGGTGGCACCGGTAACAAAGCTAATGATTGGGCGGCTATTCAAACTGGTACTCATGCGAAGTTTGCTAATTACACCACGCCATTAGGGGTATCAGTTGACCCCTACGGAACTGGACATGGAAACGGTACTTGCAGACAAGCGGTTTCAGTAATAGATAATGCCATCGCCTATTGTGGGAGTTGTCCAAATGCTAAAGTAATAATGGCAGTGGGGCAGGATTTCGACCAGGCAATTCAACGGATGGCTGATTTGGGCGTTGATGTGATTTCGGTGAGTTACACGAATGCGTACGGGCACAGAACTGCTATTCAGTACGTAACAGCAGCAGGTGTTATCGTTGTTTATGCTCATGGTTCTAATTCACACGTTGAATTGCCAGTCGTTCCATTTGAAGCAATCTTAGTCGGGCAGTTTTCGCTTACAGATACATCGCAATTAAGTTATGGAGTAGGCTTAACTGTTATCAGCCGGGCTCCGATTGGAAGTGGAGAATCATATTCAACGCCTGCAGTAGCTGGTATTTGTGGTCTGATACTTGCTAAAAATCCGACATGGAATATTTACGATGTTTGGTCCGCACTCATTCAAGTATGCCAAAAACCCGCAGGGATGGGTGGACAACTTTGGCATAAAGAATATGGTTGGGGGATACCTGATGCTTACACTTCTTTACAATTAACGCAAGTGCAATTAAGACCGTTGCCTGTTTTTAATGTGACAATAGCAACGGCGGGTTTGGGCATTCAATTAACATGGAATAATCTTCCAACAACTAATTTCCATCATTTTGAAGTGTGTCGGAAATTAAATTCCATGCCACTAAATGAAACTGATGGAACATTGGTTTACAGCGGAACAGAGGAAAGCTATTATGATAAACTTGCACTGAGTGGAAATTGGTATTATGGGATTTGGGGAGTAGATAGCAATGGAAATTACTCGCCTTATGCAGCGGTAACGGATTTCTATACTAAGAAGAATATCAGTTATATCGCTCCTATTCCAATCATACTTGATGTCTCAGCTACTTTTAATACGATAACATTATCATGGCAAGGAATTAGTAATGCTCTGGGATACAAGGTTTATTGGGATGTTGATAGTGGAGTGCCGTATGCAAGTAGTCAGGATGTCGGAGACGTTACAGAATATGTAATCCATGACCTTTTACCAGGACAGCAATATTATTTGGTGGTTACTGCCTATGATGATGAGAGCAATGAGACGAATTTTTCAATAGAAGAACAAATCATTACTGATAGCTTTCCAACACCGATAGCACCGATTATTCTCTCCACTACAAGTACAGAAACAACAATAACAGTAACATGGTCCATTGTTGAATATGCAACGGGATACAAGGTTTACTGGGATGTTGATAGTGGTGAGCCTTATGAATATAGTATTGATGTTGGCAATGTATTGACATTTGTAATTGCAAACCTTGAAGATAACCAGCAGTATTATGTTGCTGTGCAAGCATATCATAATGAAATCGTCTCAGAAAAATCTGTTGAGGTTGCAATAAAGACCTTGAAACCAGAAATTGCTGTCTTAACAGAAATAGAAGCTAAGGCAGCAGAATATTCCTACGAGATACTTCTCAAAATTCAAGAGATTTTGAAAAGTAATGGAGACATACTAAAAGCTGGATTCTATACAGTTGGCAAAAATGTCTTTATTGGTAGCCATAGGTCTTTGCCATCTCTACCAGCCCTCCACATAGAAAGTGCAAGACATACAGAAAAACCTCTTACATTTGGAAAACGAGAAAATACAATTACATTTACGGTATTTATCCGGTTTTATACAATGTGGGCTGATACTGAGGAGAATGAAATATTTATTCACCAACTTGGTGATAGACTTCTTGAAGTATTTAGACAAAATGATGAACTTGATAATTTGGCAAGAGAAATATTATCAATGAACATAGACTATGATGCAAATGTAAATACTACTCTTTTGCGTACTGGTTTATTAACTTTAGAAGTAATCAAAGATGTATCCTGTTAGGAGGGAAAACAATGGCTAAGGCAGGGAAAGAAGCAAAAGTAAAAGTTGGTTCTGATGATATGGGCGGTTCATCTACATGGGGATTTACACCTGGTACGACTTCGATTGATATAACCGCTCATCAGGATGGTTATGAACAGATATTGATGCTGTTCAAGAACGGTGCTGGTTCGATTACGGCATTTTATGATGATGCAGATGCAGCTCAGCAGGCAATGATTACTGCATGGAGTATATTGATGACTGTAACATTGAAGCTGTATCTTGATGATACAAAATTCTGGTCATTTGATGCTTATGTGGAAAACATGGCGTTTGCTGCGCCGGTTAGTGGTGCAGTAACAGTAACATTCAATTTCCGTTCCAGTGGGGTAATTACAAAGCCAGTATAATTAGGAGGTGTTTACAATGGCAATTGCAGGGAAGTACGCGGCATTTTACCTTCCTAATGGGGCGAGCATTGCGTTTACAACTGAGGCTTGTGAATTAGTTAGCGGATTTACCTACAAGATTACCAGTATTTTCAAAAGGTACTGGGATGACCAGGAAACTGTAATAGTATACGAAGACGGTGTACTGTCTACAAAAGCGTACACCTTACAGTATCCTGGTGGTCGGATTGTCTTTCCGAGTGCTCCGACTGCACCTGTAACGGTGTCGGGGAAATACTACAAGTTAGATCAGTTTGGTGGGGCTTATGATTTCACATTGAATCCCGCCGTAAGGCTGATTGATGTAACGCAGTTCGGGGATGCCCATGAAAATTTATTACCGTTGTTCAAGAATGCTACTGGCAGAATAGGAAGGCATTGGTTCAATACTGACATATCGAATAAAGAGAGAGTTATTGCCGTGTTTTATTTGAAAGTTCCTGTGGTACGAGCTTTAAACCCTCTAACGATTGGTAGTTTTGAAAGAGATGATAACAGTGATGGTGCAGCTAATAGTTGGACGAAGAATACAAAGGGAACGTATAGCTTAGCAGCCATAGCGCCACTTGTAGGACAGAAGTATCAGAAAATTACAGGCGATCCTTTGCTCGGGGCTGCCAATTTATATTGGCGGTCAGCTTCGGGTGTTGTCGGTCAGAATGATTTAGTCAGAGCAGAGATTTATTACAAGACTGTAACTACAGATGGTGCTGCTGTGACTGGCTACTTGAAAGCTTATACCGCAGGTGATGTTGAGACAGAAAGTGCTACCATGTTCAATGTTACGACAACGACGATCAATTGGACGAGGGCATATGCTACAATGAAACTGGCGGATGCGACATCGGTGAAAATCGGTATACTGTTAGAGGCAGAGGATGATACTGCTACATTAGATGTGGACTATGCTCTGATAGATGTACTTGACGGTGGCAGTGCTCAGATACGTTGGGAAGGGTACGGAAATATTACTGATGAGACGGATGATGCAGATATAGCTGATGCTGTTCGGCAGGCATTGTCAATTCGGATGGATGGGGCATTTTACCTCAGAACAGATGAGGTTGCGTTATAAAGAGGTGATAGCATGAACCGACTGATTGAAGGGCTAATGCGTTGGATGTTAATGCTATGGTATGGCACAGATAGCAAAAGAGCAAAAGAAATTGAACATGAGATTGATATGTTGTTTGTCTCATTTGACCCAGGCGACTTTGATTATTAAGGAGGCATTATGGCTGAGTTACTTGACATGGCTGAAAGGACCGTAGAGGTTACCCTTGCGGGAAAGAATGTAACTGCCACACAACTCTTTATTGATGACTGGATAGAGTTATCAAGGCAAGGGTACACATTAGCAGAGCTTAGCAAGTCAGTGGAAGAGCTTGCTTCAGAAGGGAAAAATGCCTACGAGTTAAGAAAGCTGATAGTGTGGCTTGGTATTCGGCGTAGCTGTCCTGAGCATAAGGACGGATTGCCAGAGAACGTAAAAATATCGCTGTTGGAGATTACCATTGCATCCAGGAAGATTTTAGAGTTAGAAAATTTAGAGGTGCCCCCGCAAGAGGCGGGGGAGACCATGCCCGAACAGAGCAGTTAGATTGGGGGTTTGTCTATGCTCTTCTGGGTAGGGTATACAGTTTTGACAGATTTGACATAGGTAAGCTAACACTTACGCAATTGGAGAATTATCTTTCTCAGGTGCCGTATGTATTGGAGTGGAGTGATAAATTTGGAAAATCCGCTATCGAAGATATTGCCGAGAAAGAAGAAGCTGCCATAGCTGAAGACATAGTAAAAGATGCTTTGCAAAAGAAGGATTAAACATGCAAGATGCTACAGTATCATTACAACTTGATATAGTTGAATTTAAAGCACGCTTAACAGAAGCTGAAAAGAGAATGAAGGAGTTTGGCGACCGGTTAGGCGGGATTGAAAAAACGAATGCCGTCCAGGCAATAGGTGCAATTGTGGGCGGCATTCGTCATATTGGGGACCGGATAGGCGAAGTCAATCCTACTGCGGGGAGATTTATTTCTACCCTAACTGATATAGGAACGACTGCGGCACAGACAACAGCGATGTTTGGACCCCTGGTTGGGGGGATTGTTGCGGCTGGACAGGCTTTGGTAGAAGTCGGAGTATTGACTGCAAAGTTCATGCAGGAATCCGTCAGCAAAGCTGGCGACTTTGAAGTTGGAATGGATAAAGTGTCTACAATAGTTGACACTACGACGTATAGCATGGACACTTTCAATAAAGGTATATTGGCTCTATCGAGCCAGGTGATTCGGTCATCAGGTGATTTGGCTGAGGGGTTGTATCAGGTTATTTCCGCTAATGTTTCGGTAGCTGATAGTATGGGAGTACTCGAAGTTGCAGCGAAGGCGGCGACGGCTGGTTATACTTCTACAGAAGTGGCAGTTGATGGATTAACATCTGTGTTGAATGCGTACCATCTGCCCGCATCGAAGGCTCTTGATGTGACTGATATGATGTTCAAATCGGTTGAGAAAGGTAAATTAGAGTTTGAAGATATAGCTGGCGCAATCGGGCATGTAGCGCCTATTGCTGCGACGTTGGGGATAGAGTTTGGGGACTTGATGGCAGTGCTGACAACACTAACGCAATCAGGAACAGGATTCAGTGAAGCAGTAACAGCAGTTAGGCAGTTATTGACTGAAACGATTGACCCATCGAGTAGAGCAGCCGAAGCCGCTAAATCGCTTGGGATAGAGTTTAGCACATCGGCTATAAAAAGTAAAGGATTGGTGGGTTTTCTTGGCGAATTAAGAGAGAAGGCAGCAGGTAATGAAACTCAGTTGGGGAAACTAATTTCAGGAGTTGAAGCACTCAACTCCGTCATGGCATTGACTGGAAAGGGCGGAGATGATTTAGTCAAGGTATTTGATGATATTAGCAGAAGTGCAGGAACAACAGAAGCGCAGTTTGCTAAGGTAGCTGACGGATATAACAAACAGATGGAATTATTGATGATACAGGTCGACAATTTGAAAATCACCATCGGCGAAGAATTGCTTCCTGTCCTGACTGAATTTTTGAAAGGCGTGAATGAAAACTTCGGTGAAGTTAAAGAAATCTTTGCCGACTTGACTGCAATGGTCAAGGATTTGATACCTCTCTTTAAAGTGCTCAAGGGTTTGCAAGACGTATCCTGGGCAATGTCTCCTATAGGTTTGCCATCTGCTTTCAGCAGAATTGCAGGCGGAATAATAGGAAGGCAAGAAGCAGGTGTTGCCAGGCGTGAAGCTGGAGGAGAATTGGTTGCCGAGACCTTCCGCGCTGGCATGCCAAGAGGCATGGAGACGATAGCTGGTGTTGGTGTAAGTGTGCCAACAACAACCAGACAACTTACTGAAGCTGAGTTAAAAGCTATTGAAAAGATAGAAGACGAAACTATTAAGGTCCGACAGCGAACTGCTGAAATAACCGCTTCGCTTGCTAAAGAACAGGTCGATAGAGATACTGCCTTATTAGAGACGAAGTATAACGCAGAAGTTGAAAACATCCAGAGACGAGTTGCTGCTATCAAAGGCAGTGGAGAAGCTCAGACGCAGTTAAGAGAAGCTCTCAATTCTCAGTTACGTGCTTTAGATGAGAAGTATTACATGGATTATGACCGTCTTATAGAGAAGTATATTTCTGATTATGCCAAAGAAATAGATATTTTTGTTGTTAAGCAAACTGATGCCGAAGGAGAGGTATTGTATGCTAAAGTAGACGCATTTAATAAAGCTACAGATGCTCATAGGCGGATGTTAGAGGACCAGGCGCGAGATTGGGCATGGTATATGTCAATTGGCGAGGAAACCCGCGCCAGAATGCTTGAAAATGCCCTCAAAATTGAAACAGCTACCGAGCAAGAGATCGCCAGGAATGCCGAGCATTATCACCAGGAGGAACAAAAGCGGTATCAGGAAGCGCTTGAATGGGTAAAGAAACATCAGCAAGCAAGATTGACTGCGATAGTTGCTATAGAGAGAGAAGAAGGAATGAGGATTTTCGCGCCTGGGGCAATGGAAAAATCAGATGAAGAATTAAACAATTTTATTAAAAGTGTATCCGATGCAACCGATGAGATAGAAGATACTGTTATCGAAGCATTTATCAATATTGGAGATAGTTTTGAACAAATTATATCAAGTATGCCTGATGAATGGCAAAAAGCAGCAAATGATATAGTGGCTATTAGTGAAAGTGCATCCGCTGCCGTGTCTGGTAATTGGTTAGAAGCTGCTTCTAAAAGTAAAAATGTTTGGCTGGACTTTGCGGCATGGTTAGCAAAACAGTTTGAACCATCTGAAAATATTATGGTACTCAACCAGCGATTTAATGAGCTTTTTAATCAGATGAATTTAGAGCAACAACAGCAAATTGAAAAAGCTATGGCTGGGCAAGAAATGACTGAAGCAAGGTATCGTGGTTTTATTAATTGGATGGAACAGGAGACAGGACAAGAGCGAACTCAATGGCGTGGAAGAGTTGAAACAGATTTAGGAATACCAAGGACACGTCCAGAACGATATGCTGAAGAGCCGCAAGGTAGATTTCTGCGAGGAGGAATTACCGCCGAAGAAGCTGTTGCAGAAGCACGTCAAGCTGGTCAAGCAGTGCAGATTTCTCAAATCACGGGTCCTACTCGTGATTTGTTAGTTGGCTTGCTCACGCCGTTGAAAAATCTAAATGTCCTTCCGCCTCTGTTAGAGGGGATGAAAAATGCTATTTATGATATGCGTGATGCTATGCTCGGTACGAAAGTACCGAGAAGTCCTGAT